TCCAACGCATAACATATTTTATAACATTACCCTCTGCGTAAGGTATCTCATTCTCAACTATAAACTGTACAGGTTGTATCTTCCACCTTGAATAATGCTCTGGCTCTTTTATGTTATCTGGATTCATCACTCTATCTCCTTTCCAAAAAGGGTAGTTTGAAATTGGCAATCTACTGGTAGAGGGTTTTCTTGACCAAGAAAACACCATTCTCCAGTTGGGTTATACAAATAGTTGATAGTCCAATCATTCTCTCTTTTATCTTTTAAGCTCAAGTTTGCATCTATAATACCAGTTAAAATTACTATTGATACTAATAATAATATTATTATTAAGTCCTTCATTTTACCCCCTAGGACATGTATTACTTTGTAAGTCCTCTATAATTTTTTCAGTCTCTAACTGTTCTTCAATTTCTAAATCTATTTGATGCCACCAATCAGCATCTTGTTGCTCTTGCATTTTTTGGTATTGCTTGTCTTCATCTAACATTTTATTTACCTCTTTGATGTTATGTTTTGTATGTTTGGGTTTCGACATGATAACCTCCCAGTAGGTGTTTCTACGTGATTGAATGTTGGGTGTAATAGACCGCCATCCCAACAAACTTTAAGTAGTCCTGTTAAATATGTGTCTCTTTCTTTAGTTAATTTTCTATGCTCTTGGATACCTTTTAGCAAGTCCTGAGTATACCAAGAGCCACCTTTAACTACTAACTCATTTATTATATCATCTGATGTGGAGTATATGTTGGGTTTAGATGTTTCCCAGTTACGTTTTGGTGTGCGAAGTGTTATTAACTTTGTACTATTAGTAATCTTTTTCCACTTTGTTAATCCTTTTTTAATACCAGATTTATATGTTATTACCTTACCATTTTCATCTTTATCCACAACTTTTTCAATCCAATCAATATCGCCACCAAATATCATTTTGGATACCTGTTGTGGAGAACTTAAATTTATTGTCTCTCTAAGTTCGGTTGAAAAATGTACATTATAATTTATAGATTTTAAGTTGTCTATAATTTTATCTCTTAAATCATTTATTTCTGTTGTAATCTCAACTAAAAATACTTTAGCAAGCCCTTCATTAAAAGGTGTGCCATTGTACTCCATCATTATTGTAGACATTCTTGCTCTAAGCTCATCATATACTATATTCCTTTGCTTATTTTTTTCAACTAATTTCATTTGCTGTTTAAAAATTCCATTAGTTACTATTACATCGTGGTGCAAGTACTCAAGTAATAAATCTTTATCAATATCTTCTGTCTTTACTCCTGCATCCCATAATTCTTTTACCTTAGGTGGCTTTACTGGTAAGTTATAGTGTTTAGCTACATCATCAAGTGATGGATATTTCCATTGCTGACCACTAAGAATGTGTTCTACTATCATTGTATCCCACACAAGTATAGGCTCGTTTATAATAGCTTGTCTAAGTAGTTCAATATGATTGTCACCTTCTCTGTTATTTAATATATATAACATATCAAATGCAATATTATGCCCAACTATTATTTTAGATTCTGATACCTCTTTAAGCCACCTTCCTATATCTTTCTCGGTATCGTTGTTATTAATGCAACCCATATTATAGACATTACCATCTTTATAAAATAACTTTGGGTATCCTCTATCTAAAATTTTACTACTTAATATTCCAGTAGCAACTATACGATTATACATAAAGTGTGGAGAGGCTACCCCGCATTTAATTTTATCTTTGCAAAGGCTATTAACTGTAGTTTCTAAATCTATAACGTAGTAGCTCTCAGTAGTCATGATACAAACCTCGCTTTATCAGGTTCTAATTTTACATCAAACTTTCCATTAATTAATAGTTGGTCTCCACCACATATCTTATTCTTTGGAATGTATATATATCTTTTGTTTCTATCTGCAACAGTCTCCTCATTACTTCTACCTATGGTAATGATAGCATCACACTCCCCTTGAACACCTGTCTTACTTCCATACAACTGATTCATTTCTATCCATTTCTCTCCCTCTGCTGTTCCATCTGCCCATATAGTAAAAATTACAGTACAATGGTCTTTAGCCCATTGTCTGGCTTGCTCTCCTAAAGCTTGTACTCTTTGAGCCTCATTTAAGTTAGAAGTTTTTGAGCCTACTAACTTACTTAATTGGTCTATTATAATAAGTTCTGGTGGGTAAGTTCTAATAAGTTCTTCTACTTCAGATACATTTACACTTGCACTATCTTTAATTATAATTCTGTCTTTGCCACCTATTCTATCTTGATACTCTTTAACTGCTTTTGGTACGTCTCTAAATACTTCAGTTTTAGTTTTCTTTAAAGCCGATTGTATTTGTCTTAATCTAACTTTCTGTCCTCTTTCTTCATTGTTAATCCAAATGATATGTTTTCCCTCTGGCATGAGACTTGCCCTATAGGTAGCTTCACTTGCTAGTAAAGTAGTTTTTCCAGAGTCAGGTCTTCCACCGATACATATCAAATCCCCCTTGCTTGTATGTCCAATGCTATCATTTAAGCATTGTAGTCTCCAAGCATAACCTGACTTCTTACTAGCCTCCGTGATGTAGTCCTCAAGATTTTCATCTGTTAATACAGATGAGTCCTCTTCAAGTTCTGGAACTGCTAATGTATAATCTGAAAGTAAATCTTTAATAGGATTCATATCGCTTGATATGCCTTCAGCTATCTTAGCAGATTCATTAAATATCCTAGTGCCATAGTCCATGGTAATAAAGTGTTCAACTATATCAGCATTAGGAATAGTACCTTTATCTGTCTTACTATTAAGTCTCTTGAATATTAATTGATAAACTTTAAGTGCTTCCTCTGTCCATGAAGAATGCTTTACTGCACAAAACCAAGTATTAAAGTCTTTCCATTTTATATTGGTAAAGGTTTTATTTGCAGTGAAGTAATAGTCCATATCTCTTATTATAATATTACATTCTTTAGTTAAAGTATAATCTTTTATATATTTATTATACTTATAATAACTATCTTTATCAGATAGTAATAACAATATATCTATTTCCATATCAATCCCTCTATACAAGCATTTATGTCTTTATCACTCATGTCTTTAGGTTGCTTAGCAATACAAACCCATACATTATCATTTACTAATTTAACTTTATTCATAATCTTTACTCTATTAGATAGTACTTGATGATTATCATTATCTAACCATACTATTATTTTACCATAGTTTTCTAATGAAGGCAATAGTATATCTCGTAAACTACTGCTAAGACATGGTAGTGATGAATACCCACACTCAGCTAACCTTATAGCTGATACTATGTCCTCTACTATAATACATGTGTCTCCTGTGCCTATTGGGTTATAGTATCTGTTAGATTTTACCCATTCAATCAGCCACTTAGGGTTGCTACCGCGCCCTAACACAGCTTGAAGTTCTCCTGACTTATCAAACATAGGAAAGCAAATTCTACCATCAATAAATTTAACCTGATACTTATCAAGTATTTCCTGTGTTAATAAACTTCTTACTAAGAATCTATGTTCTGAAAGAATTGCTCTGCGTCTTGAGTAAGCTCTGTTTTTTCTATCCCAAGTTTTTCTGAGGTTTTCTTGTCTACTTCTACCAACTGTTGAAGAACTAGTTGACTTATAAAGGTCTCTCTCTCTAAAGACGTCTTCAACTTTTCTAATCGGTGTAGAGTTAGAAAAAGAATAACCACGTTTGCCACAGTGATGGCAGTAAGCAATGATAGAATCATCTTCATTTCTCCTTATGTATAATCGGTCATTATTATACCCTTGTTTACAATGGTGTATGTGAATCTGTTCTCCGCGACCAGAAGGTGCGAAAGGAACAAATTCTTTTAACTTTAAAAGACTCATTTAATTATTTAGTACATTCAATAATGTTTGCTCGCTGTCTTCAGCAGGTCTAACAAAATCTCTAACTATAGACTCGTCACTTTGAAGGTACACATACCTCAGCGAGCTAGGCATATAACTAATACCTTCTAGTTTCACGCCTTTACTAAATAATATATCAAACTCTTTTAATGGTTTCATTTTTTTATCTTTTTCAACTCTGTAAGCTCTATTCCACCAACTTATATTTTCATCTTCTTTGTTCTCGAAGAAATCAGTTGGTAAACTAAATCTAAGTATAGCTTTACAGAATCCAGATTTGCATTCTGCACTTTCTCTGTACGAGATTAGCTCTCCAGTCATACCTATAAGTGAAGTAAGTTTGTGTTCACTATCATTACAGTATTTACTTTTTGGTCTTTTAGAGTACTCGTAAAGAGGGTCTTTTGTATCTACAGCAGAAATGAAAACCATATCGCCTTTATTAATACCATTTTTAATACTCATCGGTATTCTCCTTAATAGTTATATAGTTATCAACATCTTTATAATCACACAAATCACTGACTGCCTCATCAAAACTTTCTTGAATGTCTTGGTCATATATAACAACTGAATCAGGACATTCTATAGATAAAGTATGTCTGCATTTTCGGCAGAGTTCTTCATGTTCTTTTCTTTCTTTATCCCATATTATTTCGCTTGAAGCTAATATAGAATCACAAGATTTACATCTCATGCCTATCTCCTTATCATATGCTTTTGTAACATGTTACAAATTGCTATTTGTTGAATCTTTCAGCAAATACGGTGGCATACATTTCCTCTACTGCAAGCTTTTCAGCGTCATTAGGTAACTTATCATAGAAAGCTACTTCTAATGAGAACTTAGCGGAGTTATAAAACATAGCCTTTTCACCCCAACTTAACAGTGTTCTCGGAGACATCGTAAAAGACAGGTTTCCCTGCATGTATGAAGTTCTAACTAAGTTAGCTAGTTGAACCATATAATCTGCCATCTTGTCAGTTATGCCATCAACTTTAGCTTTTAGTATTGCTACTTCATGTTTCTTTTCTAGGTAATCTAATTGAATTGAGGTTCCAAATCTATCTAGTGTGGCAGTATTCCACACATTAGTGCCTGCAAATGCACCAGAGTCGTCTCCCAATCCCTTAGTATTATCACAGCATACAAATCTAAATCTACTGTCAGGACAGATTAATTTATCTTTTGTATCTCCTGCTTTATCAGTCAACATAAGTTTACCATTATTCTCTAGTAACCATTGATAACCCATAGCTATCTCAGGTGGTAATACTGTTGGCTCATCTTGGCAGTACACCATTCCTTCCTTAACAGATTCGGTACAAGCACCATCTTTCCAAATGGTTTTGCCATCTTCTAACACATACTGCCCAAAGATAGCACCGCTTTCCATATCACCTCTGCCATTAATTCTAACAAATGGTCTGTTAGTCCTAGCACATACTTGCTCAACTAGTGTTGACTTTCCACTACCTGTAGCACCAGAAATCCATACGTTATCTCCTAAGCTTAGACCAATAAGTAATTGTACTAATTGCTTAGGTTGGAACTTATAGTTTTCATCTACCTGTGGAATATGACATCTTACAGAGGCATTCCAATCTTCTAACTTGAAGATATCAACATTCACATCTGGAAAACCTTTAGGTACTTTAATGCCAAACACATTTGAGCATGAGTCTTTATTAGACTTAGACTTAGTAGGAGATTTTTCATTAAAAAGAGCATCATCTTTGATGTTATCAACTTCTTCATCAGAGTATTCTCTTTCTGATTTCATTTCTTCCACAAGTCTTTGTCTAAATTCATCTTCCATAACGGAAGTTGCTTTAGATTTACTCATGATGTACGTCCTCATACTAATTGCCTTGCAACAGGCGGTATCCTTTGCGTACTACTTCCAATATCTTTAAGGTCTTTGTAACATGTTACAAATTACCCGATAATCTTTTTCTTTATTAAAGATAATAAAGCAAGTTCTAATTCATTAGAATTATTAATAATTTGATGTTCTGGATAGAATTTACTTACATTATCATCTTCAATACCTATTCCATATATCTCTACTCCAGAACCTTGTATATTAGATACTATTCTTAATAGTGCCTCAGGTTGAGAGCCACAGTTTCCTCTATAACCCCCTGCAGGACAGCCATCACTTAAAACTATTATTATTTTTCTTTTACTTCTTTCATTTTTAATCCTATTAAATACCCACAATACTGAATCTGCATCTGCATTACAACCCATATAATTAGAAGATGATTGGAGTCTATCACATAGTAATTCACTTTGCAACCTTGAAGAAGAAAAAGGTTTGAACAGATAGTTTATTAAGAAATTAGAACCATCTGTAAATCCTACTAATTCGTGTCTAATATTAATATCAGATAAAACTCTACTAAGTAGTATCATTGACTTACCCATGTTTAAGAATTTACTTCCACCCATAGAACCAGAGCAGTCTCCTAATACAGTTACACATACATCTAAGCATTCATTGGTTTCACGTTTCTTAAATACTTTCTTATTAAAACCTCGTGCTTCAGTCATTACACCTCTATATAAATTCTTTGAATGCAATTTTCCTGACTTCTTCCCGTATTTATATCTATCTTTTGAGTTTATCTGCAATAACCTTAGAACTTTTTTACTCAAGTTATCTCCGTAACATGCTTCCCTAATTTCTTTATAATCAGTTCTTGGTTCTAGTAAGAATTCAAACTCTGGAACATTACATTTATTATTATGATAATCCACAATACAGATATTACTATCTGGGTACGGAGTATGTTCAGCTTTCATCATTTTATCATAATTTATATGCTGTTTTGTATTACTAGTACGACTACCAGTATCTTTTTCTGGGTTGTGGTCGTGCATTAGTAACTGACTCCAATCAATTTCTGAGTCTTTAGGTGATAAACTTTCTTCTCCCTGAGATTCTGAGTTTTCAGAATCAGGACTAGAATCCTTTTTCTTTGAATCCTCACTAGATTCATTATCACTATCTGAATCGTTACCATTATTAGATTTCTTTTCTTCTTCTTCTGGATTTAAATCATATATATTTTTTATAATATCTCTAGCTAGAGCTAATTCATCATCAAATGTAACAACAGCATTTAATTTGTCTTTATACTTCCCATCTATTAATTTCTTGAGGTAATAGATACTTTCCTTATTACATATTGTAGTCATATACCTAGTGTGAGGTTCTATACTCGGCATCCAGTCCTCTCTGCAATACATGTCAAATAAGAATAATGACCTAAATATATCTTT